GGAAGCTCCGACATATTTGTTATCAGCTTTGTTGTATAAAAGTCATTTTGCAGAATGCATGTATGAGCGAGATTGGAAGAAATTTTTCAATACAGTTTGTGAGTTAAAGAAGAGTGCTATGGGCGGTAAAAGCTTTATTGATGTCTTCTCTTCAATAGCTCGTGAAATAGGCATACTTATGAATGATTTGTTTGGGATCGAAGTTCCGTTTCTGGGATATATTGATCCAATAGTCAAGGAGATACAATTGGAAGCTCGAGAGTTAACTCAAGAATGGAGAGATGGTATTAAAGACGATTATGAATTCGCAGATAGAGTTCATATGTTAGTTGACACAATTGAATCTTTGCTTATGGACAAACGTAAAATTGTCAGTCATGATTTGAAAGAGCGGTTGAATTACCTTTTAAAGAAATTTACTCCTGTGGCGCAGTACGCCGAACGGAATTTGAATCCTGCTAACGGACCTCGAATTGAACCTTTGGCTATTTTGATAGCTGGTCCATCTGGTGTCGGTAAGTCCACCGTTACTACTCCATTTTTGTTATCTCTCTTAGGTAACGTGTTGCCTGAAGATAAGAAGAAGGCATTCATTGCTAACCACAATGATTTTCTTTTCTTTAGGGCTTCAGTTAATGAATATTGGGAAGGTTATAAGATGCGACATGCAGCGGTAGTGTATGATGACTTTGGTCAGCTTAGAGATTCCGTAGGTTCTCCAAATATGGATGCGTATGAAGTTATTAGACTTAAGAATACTGCACCTTATCATTTGCATTTTGCTTCTTTAGAAGATAAGTCGAGAAATTACGCTCATCCCAAAATCATATTTGCTTCTACGAATTTATCTAGATTGCATTTCTCTTCTTTACATTGTAATGAGGCGGTTACTCGTCGCTTTGATTTATCTTATGTTCAAGTCCCCAAAATCGAATACTGCATTGATACTGCAGATAGTAGTTTATGGGCGCGCCGTTTAGATTTGGACAAAGTTAGGAGTAAGTTCCCATATGATAGCAATGATCCTACTTCTTTTGCTGAGTTATCAGTGATAGAATTTGTTCCATGGGATTTTGTCAATGGTACCAGAGGTATTGGTCCTGCGTTATCGTTCGATGAGTTTTTGAAGTTAGCTATTGACACTTATAAACGCTTGAACGGTAAAGGTGAGGCAATGTTGAAGTACCACAATTATATGAAAACGTATGTTCCACAAATGGACACATATTCGGAAGCTTATACAGAATATGAAGATGCTTCAGAGAGTTTTGAGGAGAATAGAAAGAGGAGATGGGAATTTATAAATTACATGGCCCGATTTTTGGAAGAGATGAGCATACCGTTTTATGGTAAGTATCTTCCAAGTAAATTAAAAGTGGCGTGTGAGGCATATGAAATACTTAAAAACATAGGTATTATTTGTTGTGGTGTTGCCACTGCGGTTTTTGCTTGGAAGATGAGTACGAGTGTAGTACGAAAATTAGGCGTAGCGCTGTTTGGTTCATCGGCTGAACCTCAATATGAAAAGAAGGAGGTCAAAATTTCGAAAATATTACCTAAGAAAACTTTGTTACGTCGCAACGTTGCTTTAGACGTTAAGCGTGTGACAGTTGAAGGGCAGTTGTGTGCTGAGGATTTTAATCCTTATCAGGCATTACTCAAACGTAATATGTACCGTATTTCGTGTGATGGACAGACCAATGGATGGGCTATTGCTTTGACTGAGAGAATATTTTTGATTCCACGTCATTTCGACGGTTTTTACACTAGCATAGATAGTGATGAGGTGAAAGTGACGTTTAAGAATATTTTCTCAGATAAAGTGTGCTTTGAAATTGATTGGTTGTTAGACATTGAAGTGTTTGACGAGCATTGTAATGAAGCCGCGCCTCC